CCCGGCAGGCGTGACGTTAAGCCAGCCTGCGCAATGATGTTGTCGTTACGGTCAACAAAAAAGTACCGCAGCGTCTCGAAACGAGGGTCGCGGTAAACCTGCGCCAGCACGGCGAGGTCGGCGTGGTCGGCTACTTTTTGCCCGACAAGCGAGACTCTTTGGCGCTCTGAATACTGATCAGAGAGGGCGAGTCCGAGTATAGAGTCGGTTGATCGTAAGTCCTCCACGGCCCTAACCGCTTGCCGTTGGGCAGCAACTGCCCCCGGGCCAGCCTGCGATCGGACAGGGCCTTCGGCAAGATAACGTTGGAGTCCTTCATTTACGGTTAAGCCTCGAGAAACCTCGAGATCTCCTCGTCCTGCTCGTCTTGTGAGTTGCTCGGCCTGTAGCTCTTCATCAACTGCGCGAGTGACTCCGGAGATTCTGTCTCTGGAGATTCCTCGTTCTTCGGCGAGCTTGGCTGCTGCGTTTGCGTAGTCTGGGGCTGCGTCGTCTGCATACCCTGCTTCGACTTCTGCATCTGATGCTCCTGCGGCGTCATATAGTCGCTTTTCTGGATACCAAAGTAAAGCCTGCAAGTCGGCCATCGTCAGGTCTGGATTGTCCTTTTGGAGTCGCTCCAAAACGGCACCAAATACCTTGCGGATACGGCCTCTTTCGGGCGGCCCATCCGGAGCTTCCTTTTGCCCGTCGAGATATTTCGACAGGGCGTTGCCAGCCTTGCGGATCTCATCCCCTAGACCGACTCGGACATCGCCTTTCTTGGGTTGCCCGACAATTTCATTTAGCGCCTTTTCATCAAAGCCTGCGCCGATCGCGTTCAAAGCGGCACGGTTCTCCGGCTTCATGCTCGCCTTCGCAATAGCAAAGGCCAACTCGTCAGGGCGGGCAACAGCAACCCGCTTGCCAAGAATGCGCTCGAGTTCCTTGCGCTGTGCGCCGTCCAGCAAACGGACAAGGCCGGTCAGGGATTTGCGCTTGGCGCGAACCTGCACCGGGTTCTCTTCGATCAAGGTTCCAGTCCAACGGCCCCATGTGCGCATCAGCCATCGGTCGATGGTGAGCTGCTCAAAGTTGCCGTACAGATTCGAGAAGAACCCGTTACCAATCTTCGGGCCGAGAACGGCAGAGCCGTACACCTCGGTCGACATATTCTCGCCCGTAATCTTCAAGCCAGAGAATCCGGTGATGTTCTTCACCGTATCCTTGTTGCGCATGAATTTCTCAAGAGCATCGAAACCGTGCTGCTTGAGCATTACGTTGTAGAGTCGAAGTCCGTCGTTAATCTTTTTGGCTGCCGTGCCGATACCAACGTTGTCAGGCATCGATCCGGTTTTGCGCCACGCCTCGTATGCCTTCATCGCCAGCTCAAAGTTCTTGTCGACCTTGAGTCCGTTCGATGTAACAGCCAGCGCCCAAGTAAAGGCAAGACGATCTTCGCGGCTGGAGAGAATCTCCGGATGGATCAGCGAAATAATTCGCAGAGCCTTGGTGACCTTCTCGTTGTACCATCCGATCGCGTTCGAGTTATCGCGCAAAGCAATACGCGCCTCGCGCAAGGCAACGCGCACCAGATAGCGCTCAACGTCAGGAGTAAACTCTGTTAGATCGACGCCAGATTCTCGAGCTGCGGCATTTACCGCGTCTTGGATGTCTTTCTTAAATTCACGGTTGTTCGGGAACTCTCTGCCCTTGGCGCGCTCAAAGGCAGATTCGATGTTGGAAATCGCATCGATGGTGTCAGGCACATCGCCGTAGACGATTCCTTCTTCCTGCACTAACAGATTACGGCGGTACTGGCCCTCGGCATTGACCGCGGCAATAGCTTCATCTGCGGCAGCAACAGCCTCATCAAGAGACTGCGCTGCGGCATCCAACATCGGAACAGCTCGCGGCTCGGGGATCTCGGCAGCCGCGTCAAAATCCACCATCGCAGCCTGATCTGGGCGCGCATTCTCAATGGCTGCGTTACGAGCAGACACCATCGGATCGACCGGCGCTTTCTGTCGCTGTGACGGATCAAGGTTGACGATCGGCTCGACGTTGATCGAGCGGCTTTGCATAGCCTGCGCAACGCCAGTCGACAGAGCTGCGCGGCGAGTCTCCGGCAATACCTGTTCTGCGATATTGCGAGCGCTGCCCGGCATCGTCTCGGCATCGATCGCGCGCAGGGTAGCCATCTCATCGGCTGACAAAGGCTTGTTAGCCTCGATCTTGTCCAGCAATCGACGCGCCTCCTTGGCGCTCATCAATCGAAGCAACTCGCGGCTGGCGCGCTCGGCGCGGGCCTTCGAGTCAATCTGCAAATCGAGCGATGAATCCTCTTCGTTTCGCAGTTCGGCTTCAGCCTGTTTGCGAGCGGTTCGCTGGCGCAGGCGCTGCACTTGACGACTATCGACCTGATCCGGCCCATAGACGGCGATGTCTTCGTTGCGCAGCCGCGCCTCAATCTGGGCAATACGCGCATCCAGCGGCATCGTCGACCCGGCCTGATCTGTGACTCGAGCCAGCGCAGTCTCCGCGTCGGCAAATTCACGAAGCAACTGTTCGCGGCTGGCAACTGGCGCATCGGCAGCTCGAGCGATAAGCGTCTCGCGGTTACGAGCGATAACGACGTCATCCGGATCGCGCCCACGGGCAGCAGCTTCGACCTCGCCAATCGGCGGCAAGGCTTGATCTTCCTCAATAGCCTGACGCACCGCGGCATCGATCTGGCGCTCCGGAGGCAGCGGAGGGAGCCCTTGGGAGCGACGATAGGCTTCCGAGAGACTTCCACCTATGACATGAAGTCCACCGCCTATAGCGGCTCCAAATGCGATATTCAACAATGAATCAGAAGCATCGTAGTCGGCTTGCTCTGCTTGCGCCGCAGACAAAATGATCGGCTCAATCAAGGCGGCACCGGCCACACCTTCCGCGACGCCGACGCCAGCGCGCACCGCGGTACGACCGCCAATGCCAGCTCGAGCGCGCAACAACGCAGCGTAGCGAGCCTGACTAATAATCGGCAAGAAACCAGATGTCAGGTTGATCGGGTCATAAAACGAAACGGCAAAGCCAACGGCAAGCCTTGCAGCGCCACGGCCAAAGCCGCCCGGGCTGCGCGAAAACAAATCTGCTCGCTTGTTATCAATCCGCTGGCGCTGAATCTTAATGTCAAGCGCTTCTTGGGTAATGCCCTGATCCGGCACCGTTATCTGTGTGTCGAGGTTGGCATTGCGCAACTGGGTTCGCGCGGCCTCGGCAGACAGGATGTTGGTCGATTTGTAGGCAGCGGCCATATCCTCCTGCCGCTGGATTGCCTGTACCGGGTTGAACTCAAACGTCTCGCGGGCTGTTTCAGCCAGCTCCTCGCCGAGTGACGGTTCACGAACAGCAAGCTGCGGCTCGCGCTTCTGAAGAGACAGCAGTCCTTCAAAACTCATTCTGGACGTCCACCCATTTCAATATCAAGGCGACGAATAGCTTCGCCCTTGGTTGCGGCACGGTTCTTGATCTGCTGCCAAGAATACTGGAACAGCGACCCATCGGCTCGCTCGACCGGCTGCCCGTCACGCATCAACACAACTCGATTGTCATCCGGCATTGTCTGCCAATACGAACCGCGAATCACGCCTATGCCAAGCTCTTTGATGGCTTCGTTTTTAAACTCGCGCAAGCCAGTCCGGAGCTGCGAGTTAGACACGCTTTGTGCTGTGGGGAGGCGCACCACAGCATCATCAATTTCGGCAAACGCATAACGCTCTCCGACTACTTCAGCATAGGCCAGAGCAGCGGCATCATCAGCGCTTTTCCCGTTTCTGGCGTAGTCCACAGCCAACCGATAAATCGCGTTCTGCAAAACTAGGCTAGTGTTGAGATCGCCGCCCTGCCCAACGTAAGACGCGCTAATGTCTTCTGTCACATCAGACACAGCGTCCTGCAGGTCTTTAGGAGCCATTTTCGACGGCAGCAGTTTGTTGAGATCGGAGTCCTTGATAGCCGAAATCTCAATCAAGCGGTTCGCCGGGCCTTGGCGCATACCAGCGCCGATCACCGCAGAGTCAGCAGGCAAGGCTGATGCAACCTGCTTGTATACCTTCGGCCAATATGCGCCCCACTTTTGACGCTCTTCTAGGATTGCGCCAGCGCCGACTACAGCGCCATCACGCTCGGTTCGGCCATACGATCGATTGACAATATCATCAGCAACAGCTTTTGGAACAACTGCCGTGTTATTGATCCCAATGCGCCGAGCCTCAATATCGACAATAGCAGCAAAGCGCTCCGATGCTGCGCGCTGCGCCTCTGGCGTAGTAGCCGAGCCAATCGCGTTATATGCATCAGCCACAGCAGGATTGCGCTCAATTAGATACGCGGCTGGGTCACTCTCTTGCGCTTGAACCATGCGAGCATAAGACTCTGACACCATTTGATAGCGCTTGAGACTTCCAGCAGCGCCAGCCTCTTTGGTTGGTTTCATAGCCTCAATCTGTGCTGCCGCCTCCGACCGAGGCATCGTGGACAGCGACACAATCATCGAGCTTGCCTTGTACGTTTCACGATAATCGTTATATCGATCAGCCATCCCTGCGGCAGCAAACTCCGCTTGCGACAGCGGCTTATCCGGCATAATGCCAACACTCATGTACGCAAGCTGATCGTCTACTTTTGTGCGCAACGCCTCTCGAGCTTCAGCCTGACGCACCCGGCGTTCTTGATCGAGAATGGCAAGCCTGCGCTCTGCTGTGGCTTTGACGTTATCAACAGAGTCAGCATCAAGAGCGTCAAGATATGCAAAGCCAGTTTGCCCCTGCGGCTTGGCGAGAGCGTCAAGAATCTGACGCGGATTGCGATCGGCTGCCGTAATAGCAGCGTCCTGCGCAAGCAATGCGCGGTTTTGATCGTAAAATTTCGCAGCAACTTGCTTGTCTGTAATTCTAGATGCAGACAGCTTTAGACTTTCAGACAGTTCTGAAAATTTAGAAGGATCGACCTGAACAATTCTGCGAGAAGTGTTAAAGGTTTCGCCTTCAATTCTGACGGTTTTTGCAACAGAGCTGCGCGCTTGATAATCCATTGAGCCGCGCTGCACATCCAAGCCTTGGATTGCAGTTCGCTCCGTAAACCACGCGCGGGCCTTGTCAGACTTGAGGTTTGGAAGATACTCGTTGACTAGCTCCTGATACCGCCCCTGCGCGGTATCCGTAAACCCGTCAAAATTATCAGCGGCTTCGGCTTCCTGCCGCAGTCTTTGTTCTTCATCAAGCCAGCGGCTAGTCAGCTCAACAGCTTTGGCCGACGCATCAATTGCCGCCTCATCTTCTCGGCGTTTCTCAATCTCCAGATTGCGCCGCTCAACCATCTGCCCAGCAGCCACAGCGCCGCGAGCAATAGCCTCTCCAGCTTGAGCAAATCCAGACTGAATGCGCCCGAGTCCACCGACATCGGGGGCAATGACGCGAGGCGTCGTTTGCTGTCGATAGAATTCGAGCTTTGCCATAATTATTTGCTCACGTTTCGCAGCATACGCGGGCCGGTCACAGAGACGCGCGGCTTTACTTTGCGGCTGCTGATTTTAACTTCTTGCAGGTCGTCGATTGTCGGCTTTTGCGGCATCTTTCCGCCAGCAGCAGAGAATGCCATCAAGGCATTCGTGCCAGCCGAAAGGATCGCTGGCCCCCAGAGCGGCTTCGCGGCGCGCGTTGCACCAGCTTCAAACATCAATGCACGTTGACGACCAGCGCCTTCGTACTCGCGATTCAATCGATCTAGTTCGGCAGCAGTAGCAGCCTCGCCATAAAGATCGGCAAATGACGCAGATTCAAGCAACCCCATTTGCGCAGCAGCAGCACGGGTTTGCCCAAACTGTTTGCGCGCTTCTCGTGATTGCGCTTCTACAGCGGCAGTCGTTTCCAAACCAGCGGCTCGAGCTTGCTCTTCAAGCCCTTTCGCTTGAAGCTCGCCAACTTTGCGCGCCTGTGAAGTCTCGGCAATCGTCGAGATAGCAGAGGCAGCGGCAGCAATAAACGGTAAAGCAGCCATTACTGAATCCTCGAATACATCGCCATGTCTTGGCCCTGCGTCCCGAATGAACGCATCAAGCCCTCATATTCAAATCGCAGCATCTTTGCCCAGCGGTGACCAGCAGCGAATCGGTTGTCGACATACGCCTCAATGCGCCGGTACGGGCGAGTGTTGAGGTAATCATCGACGATTCGCGTCAGGCCGACCATCTTCGGGCCAGCGTCTTTTGACAGCCACGCCCACGCGGCGTATCGGTTCGTCCACATTTCTGCGACGCCTGCGCACATCACCGGCTTATCGCCATCAAGAATCGTGTAGGCAGGCCCAGCGGCAACGAGCTGTTCGCAGTATTCGTCATCAAACGTCAGCGGAGACATGATCTGTTGCGCGTCTTGCAACACCATCGCTCGCAGATACTTGGCTTTGAATGAGACGACTTCCATTAGTCCTCCGTCCTCATTCGCGGGTACAGCGCGACTATTGTCAGCGGCAACGGCTGATCAGCCAGCACCCAGATGCGGCCATCTGTTTCGAAACCGCCGGGATACGGAAACTTGTCGGTGTCGCCCGTCAGCACAGGCGGCACCTCGTCCATGTAATCCGACAACGATCGGTACAGGATGTAATCGGTCGATGACGCATCCGGCCCAACCTTGCCGCCAAGGCTCGCGTAGAGCCGCAGCACGATCTGATGGAACCGCTTTGTCTTGCCCTGCGCCGTGCCATCCGTGGCACCAGACTCAATCCGTTGAGTGGCAAGAGTGGACGTATAAGGCTGGCCGATCTGCGCTCGAGCCACTTTAACGGGGAACGTTATAGAGCCATTGGTTACGGTCAGATTCTCAATCTCCGCGCCGTCAGCCAGAGCAGAAACTGTCGTGCCTTCCAGATGCCACAGCCCGCTAATCGTCGTCGACGTCAGACGCCAGCCATTAACAGGCAACTCGTCAAGATTCGGGAACGGCGCAAGGATAGTGCAAAGCACTTGCTCCTCGCTCACATAAGAGGTGATCTGCGCGCGACCGGTGCGCCATTGCTGTGCAGTCTCGTCAAAGTATCGAGTGCGAATTTCACGGCCAACGTCGCCAGCGGTGAATACGTCGTCGTTCATCGCTAGAAGCTCGTCGGCTTCAGTTGTGATGTAGTCGACGGCATCCTCGGTAACCAACTCAAATACCGACGTTACCGTAAACGTGACGTTGGTCGAGCCGCGCACATTTGCGCCCGTGCCGGGCTGCAAGGATTCACTAACCTTGCCATCAAACTCGAGCGACGAGTCGAGGAACACAGCGCCCTCGATGTCATCGTCCTGCTCAAACGCCTCGGCAAAGTATTCGACGAAACGCCGAGTCACGCCATTGACAGACTTGTTGGCAATAATCCAAACGTCATTGACGTCAGCATCCGGGCTGGTGATGACCTGCACAGACTCGGCCTTTGCAGACACGCCGCCGAGCGGGTGCCGGTGCCAGCCATAGACGTTCTGCTCGCGGTCATACGTCATGCCGAGCAGTTTGCCGTTCGACAGAATGATCCAGATGATGTTGTCCGGTTCTTTCTGGTAGGCCATCTCGACGATGCCAGATTGCGTGATCTCGGGATACAGCACGTTCATATCACGCGGAACCCACGAATCCGATTGGATGTCGAATCGCAGCTCAATGACGCGACGGCCACCGATGCGGATAAATAGCACCGCATCTTCGACCAGCACCGGCTCAAGCTCGCGCGATCCTTCAGCAGATTGGATCTCGTACTTGACGTTTTGCGGCCCCAATACTTGGTTCGGCGTGATTTCCTGCACCGCGATCTCGGAGCCAGCCGTGCCGACCAGCAGCACATCCGATGCCGTCATCCAGCGGATCTTGTCGACCGTGCCGACAGAGATCGTCAGAGAAATAGCGTTGTCAGCCAGAATCTCGCCGAGCGTATCGGGAGCCATTGAGCTGTAGTCACCGGCAACCGACGCATAGATCTGCTGGTTACCAGCAAACCACAGACGATCGCGCCAGAAGGCGACCTTGTACGGGAACGCAGCGCCCGTTGCTGTACCCCATGCTCCGATGCGGTATCGGCAATCATCACCGGCCACGATCTCGGCAGGAGCAATGCCCGGGCCGATAATGTCGCAAGTCGCATTCTGCGCGTCCGTAATCGCAGTAATCTTGACGACGACGTAGCCCGGGTGCAGATACTCCCAAGTCACACCACCGTCAGACTCGGTGCCTTCTTCGTGTATAGGGCGCACAGAGCCCGTTGTAGCGCTGTTGGTGGCTTCGTAATACTTGCCATCAGACTTGCGCAGATTCGTCGCTGTGATGCTCTTATTCGTTTCCCACGGCGGCGTCGTGATATTGACCGGCTCCAACCGGAACAGCATCCCAACGTGCGCATTCTCAAAAATGTTCGTTGTGCAAACTAACGACACGCCCGTACCAGATGACGCGCCCAGCGTAAAATTCTTGGTATCCAGCGGCTCGACTTGGAACGGGCCATCAGTCGGCGAGTACGTCGCAAACGCCCAGCTCGTATTGCCGCTGCGGGTCAACGTGCGCGGCGCATAGCCTTCGCAGCCGATATACAGCACATCGCCAGACTGCACGATAGAAAGGGCGCAGCCGCCCTCTGCATTCGTCAGATCGGCTTCGGTGTACGGAGAAGCAATCTCGTAGACCTTTTGCATATCGCCGTTGTAGACGTATGTGCTGTAGCTGGTCGTATTGATCGCGTTGCCGTACCAATCCTTCAACTCAAACGTATTCGCACCGGCATTGACGTTCGACACCTGCACATAGCGGTTGTTGATTTCCGTCATGCCCTCGACGCCGGTCACATAGAACCAGTCGCCGTTAGAGGGATCGGTGCCGCTGTAGGTCAGTACGCCCGGGTTGGCTTTTGTGATGTTGGTGATGTCGAGTGTGTCGCCAAGCACCACACCTCGATCGGTATAGAAGCGCACATATTGGTCGCCGAACTCGAGGATGTATGCCTGATCGAACGAGAACTCAAAGCGCTTGAGATACGAACGCTTGCTCTGATACTTGGTCGGCAGCACGAACCGCGTACCCGGCATTCGCTTGGCTGGGCCTTGCACGGTCGGCACAAAGCGCTCCATCTTGTAGCAGGAGCTGCTGTACTTCTCGAAATCGACGCGACCGGATAGGAGAGGGCCGACCTCGCCGCCGTTGAAGTTAGAGATCGCGGGCGAGCTTTTCGCCATGTCTTACAGCCTCGCCAAGATCCAAGTCTGGTCGGCAAGCGACTCCGGTGGGTTTTCGATTGCATTGGCAATCACGGCATCCTTCACCGCATTGCGATAGTCCTGATATGCCATCTGCTTCTGCTCTCCGCTAGCCGTCAGCGGCTCGGCGACAAGGTACGCAAGATATGCGGAGAATGCCATGTCAAACGCCGTATCGAACTGCACCGGGTCAGTCACCCGTGACAGGTATCGCAGTTTCAATGGGCCAGCCTGATTCGAGAGGATGTACTTGCCCTCAAGCACATATTCCTGACCACCAGTCGAGATTAGATCGGAGAGATCAGGCGAGGGATACCATTGACCAACTTGCAGGATGCGTAGGCAGTCAGTTGGGATCGGATACTGATACGACCAATCCCACAGCGGCGTCGATGTATCAGCGGCAAGGTTCGCGCGCTTGATGCAGAAACGCCAAGAAAAGCGGCGCTGGAGGTAATCCCGCGCCATATCAAACACGGCATTCACCTCGCGCGCAGGCTTGGTGTTATCCGTGAGATTCAGAATGCGCAAATCCCCGAGCTTCGTCAGCGCGAGGTTTGCGATTGCTACATTGCTAGCGGCCATCGGGAAACCCCGAGACCGTTAAGCCGGGGGCCAAATGTCTTGAATGATCGCCTGCTTGATCGTGTCGATCGCAAACAGGACTTCATCCTTCTGCATATTGGCCGCGAGATCGACGCGCAACTCGACGTCGGTCGTCGCCGTTGAGCCCGAGCCCTCGGTCACGTTGCGAACGCCTTGTTCGCCGCGATCAATGCCGTAGAAACGCTCTGCCATTTGATTTCTCCAAGGAGAGAGGGGCGAGCCAGTTACCCAGCCCGCCCCTGTTCATTACGCCGTGTAACGACCGATGAGCTTCACCGTCGCGGTCGCATCAGCGTCCGCAGTCAAGGTGAGAGCCACATCGTAGAACACCGACGGGTCGCTGGTAAGACCGAGGGCGTCCCACAGCTCTTTGCCGCTGTTCGCAATCGAGAACACAGCCGACTCGTGCAGAACATCCACGCCGTTGAGCGCGCCGTCCTTGAGGGACAGGGCCGAGGCGAAGAAGTCAGCATCAGCAACCGCGCCGCCATCAGCCGCATAGAGGCCAATGTCAGCAATGGTCGTGGTGCCGATGTCCGGCGAGTAGATGCGCAGATCCGTGACGACCGCATTCGAGGGAACGCGGAACATACGGTAGGTCGAGCCCGTGTTATCACCAGAGGTGATAGCGGCGGTCGCAACCTTCACACGCTCGAACGCACCATCAACACGCGGGCTGTTGAGGACGGCGGGCGTCGCGTCTGCATTGGTGATAAGGGTTGACTTAACTGCTACAACTGCCATTTTCGTTTACTCCCTTATTC